GCCACAACTTCCATCTGTCCCTGAAGAACCACTAGACCCTGAAGAGCCAGAACTTCCATCTGAGCCACTAGAACCAGAACTTCCATCTGAACCTGAAGAACCTGAAGAACCTGAAGATCCTGAAGAACCAGTCGCGCCAGTTATACTAACACCAGAACTTCCACTTGATCCCGAAGAGCCAGAACTTCCGTCTGAACCACTAGAACCAGAACTTCCATCTGAACCTGATGTTCCCGAAGAACCAGTCGCACCTGTTATACTAATACCAGAACTTCCACTTGAACCCGAAGAACCAGATGTTCCTGACGACCCCGCACTTCCTGACGACCCCGCACTTATTAAATCGAAAATACTATTTCCTGAAACATATAATTCGTGAGTATATACCCCATGTACTTCATTTTCGTAAGGTTCCGCGCCTATATTGACAGTTGTTCCAGACGGAACATTTGGACTATCTATTTGTGTCCAATTTATCTTTTGTAAAGCCATTTATTTGTAGTTCTTACAAATAAATAGTTTTAGTTTAGTTATAGGTAAAAAAAAAGGGGGTATTAACCCCTTTTTTTTAAAAATTCTGTTTGATAATTTTTATTATCTCATCAAAATCTTGAAAATCTTCCCCGGGAATATAAACCAACCCGTTACCTTCATTATCTGTTTGTATAAATACAGTTGGTAACACATCATGGCCTGTTTGAGAAACAACCCCTTCCCATAATGACCTATTTTGTGTGATTTCAATATCATTAAATGGGATTGAAAGTTTAGTTAATTTATCTTTTAATTCATTACAATGAACACAACCATTTAAAGAAAATATCATTAATTTATTCATATTCTTTTTAAAATCCGACTGGTTTCGACGCTTTTGATCTATTTACATTTACTTCAATATTATAAATGTCGGCTAGTGTTAATTCTTCATCTGAAGTAACATTTTTTTTGAGATGTTTTAATAACTTGTTTGTACTGTCTACACTCAATTTTTCAAATTTATGCTCACATATTAATCGACCTTTACGTAATAAAGCGGGGTCAATACTATTTTTATCCATATTAAATGTCGCAATTACTTGTATATTTAAACAATCGCCTAAAATACCGTCAGTTAAATTTAATAGGTTAGATACACCAGCTTGATTACTTGATCCAGCTCTATCACCAATTACTTGTTCGGCATCTTCTATTAATAATATACTATCTCTATGGTCCATTAAAAATGGAATGAAAGATGGTTCAGATAAAGATTCTGCCATTGAAGGCGGAATAAAAAGGATGTCCTTATCTTTAATTAATTTAGTTAACATTTTAATATATGTTGTTTTTCCTGTGCCAGGCTCACCATGGAATAAAATAATACCTTTATCAGTTGGCGTGTTTAATCGTTCTACAATTGTGTTATGTAATTCGAGAAATTCTTTACCATAATTTAATTCGATATTACATTCAGGTATTGGTAAATCAAACTCTTCAGTTTCTAACCCACTTGAATCTGCTCTAACGAGATGAATATTAGATTTCTTGGACTCAACAATGAATTTAGAAAGTTTCTTAGGGTCTATTTGTTTATTAATATTTCCTTTATCAAAATTATATATCATCTCAACAGAGATGAAATCTTCACCCTTCCTTTTATTTTGTTCAGTATGAAGTATAATTTCCATCTCTTTATTAACTAATAATCTTTTTTCGCTCTTTGAAATGTATTTTCCTTCTGAATCAAGTCGTACTTTTTCAACGAATTTTAATTCATTTATGAAATATTCAATAACTTCTTTTTTATAAAAAGTTTTAGTAATTAACTTTGATGGGAGATTCCCGAACAAATAAATAAAATATTGTTCGCCAGGCAAATCATTTCCGTATATTCTTTCAAATAATTGAAGATTATCTGGCAATTCTTTCATGTCTTTCATGTACTATTAATTTAATGAAATCATGCCGTATTCTTTTAAATCTAAAAAAACGGCACTTGTGTTGATTTTAAGTATTTCTTTTTTCTTCAGCGTTTCAAATTGTTCGATATTCAACGCAGGATCCCCATATTTTTCGAGATTATCCTTTGCCAATTCAATTACACTACCATAAAAATCACCTTCATCATCAATATTAAAATATTGACTTGCTTCCTCATTTGTTTCGAAGAATTTACGAATTTTCTGGACATAAATTAAGATTTCAGGTGATATTTTATCTGACATTACCATTTTTCTATATAAATAGGGTTAATAATTCATTATTAGTAATTCCGTGCCGATATTTTGTGGTTTCCCTACCTTTGCTGAGGCAGCCTTTGCAAATCCTTTAGATTCCCATCTATATTGGTCTTTTGGTAACCACTCCGATAGTTTAGGAAATTCATAATATGATAATCCAAACTTACCCTCAATATGATGTAACATACCACAAAGTCTTCCGTGGTCATCATCATCAAAATCATGGGCAGAATAATAATTTTCAGTTTTATAATATGGTGGGTCTAAGTAGTAGTATGTTTCAGGTGAATCGTATTTATCCATTACATTCTCAAAATCCATATTCTCAACAAAGGTTATATTATCAAAATGTTCTCTGAATTTTGGGTTTTTAAGTTTATCCATAAAGATTAGTACTTTACAACGATATTTCCCTTTATAATCAATATATTTAGATTTTTCAGGTTTTGATCCTGAGAAAACTTGTGTTAACACATAAACATATTTACCCGCAATATCGAAATTTGGTTCATCACCGATAATTAAATCTGGGTCAAATACTTCTTTCTGACATTTATTGAATAATGGGGCATATTCAGGTGGTGTGTCTACTACACCCAATTGTTGACATGGGTACTTGTTTAATTCATCCCATAATCTATCATATTGTAATGAACATTTCATGAGATTTGCGTTTAACCCATTAAAGTCGTTATAAACAACAGTTTTCAAATTTGGATACTTGGTTAAGTCCATGTTAAAAAACACCCAGAACATCCCTGAAAATGGCTCTACATAAGTTTCTATGTCATTAGGTATAAATGGTGCTATCCATTTACCGATTCTTGCTTTTCCTCCGATATACGATATCATATTATATTTTAAGTTTCATAATTAATGTGTAAATGAAATATACCTAAAAATATTGATAAAACGAAATTATTTGTATATATTTTTGTATGGGATGTTCAAATTGTAAAAAGAAAAAATTAGAAAAAGTTATAAAGTCTAAGAGTAAAACAATATTCGAAGGTGACCGGGTAATTACTTGGTTAATTATCGCAGGTTCTTTTTAGGGTTATATGGTGGATACGCTTTAAACACAGACATATTCTAATGAAGAAAAAATGGAAATATTTCATTATACTCTTCTGTAATAAGAAGAAGGTTAGAGTCTTGCATAAGTGTATGACTAAGAATACTATATATGATGCCTGGCACGAATTTAAGACTGAAGAAAAACCACCATACGTTAAATTACAAGGTGGTAAACGAAGACAAGACCTAAAATATGAATTAGGGCTAATATTCCCTAATAATAGATGGTCTAAACCAACATACATCAGAGATGAACTTGGTCGAAATATTGAAGCTGAATTAATTGACGATAAATTTAGAATTAAGTTATTAATTCCTTATTGGGATGAAGAGAAAATATACGATTTTGATAATAAGAAAAGAATAAGATATCATGAGATGATGGGTATTATTCTTAAAGTTGAAGAAATTGGACAGATATTCACGTTAAATAATAAACTGTTCTTACAGGTTGAAGATAAAGTTAGAATGTTCGGTAATAAAAATATATTGGATGCTAATCGATTATTTGATATCGTTAAATCAGATTTACTTAAAAGAGGTGTAAGTAATTTTATCTTCGTTAAAGATATTTCGACCAAACAAAGAAGTAATTTATATAAAATGCTTGAAGGGATGGGATATAAGAGAACTGAATTATTTAGACATTACTCTTACTAAGGGTGAATGTGTAATTCGTAATCCCAATTTTTACTGAAAACGTTTCGATAATTTCATCAAGTTTAATATGTGCTTTGAGAGTAAAGTACTTATACAGTCGATTGAAGTCATAAGAATTCAACATAAAGGCCACACTAGTTTTTTCAGAGTCTAAATTTACTTTTTCAAGTAAATCGGATATTACCGCCATTTGTGTTAATATATTACCCTTTCTTTGTACTTGTTCTTGTGTTTGCTCCTGTACCTTTTCCATATCCAAATATTACGCTCAACTTCTTTAAAAGTGTTATTTTTTCTTTAGGTGTTTCAATAAACATTTTTGATTTATCGATTGCTAAAATTTCCTTAATTTGTTTTTTCTTTCGTATCTCCGTCTTCTCCCGATCCTTGATTATCTCCGAGTTCAATTTTTCCAGTTCCCTGTTCACTTGATAGGCCATAGTTGTCTGTGTTTTTGTTTAAAATTTCCTTTACTTCATCAAGAGATGAGTTTTTAAATATAGTTTTTAATTCATCAACTCTTTTATTAAATAAGTCGAATTTTTCTTCCTCTTCTTTATTTGTTTTTATGACTGCGTTTGCGTACTCAAAAACCTTATCATAACCGTCCTCTGTTCCTATGGATACTAATGATATTAATTTTTCCCCACCTGGTTGTTCATCCTGAATTTTTATTGAAAATGGTGGTTCAGGTTTACCTGTTTCAAGAGTAGGAATGTTTTCATGTTTCCATTTAAATGGTAATTTAAGGTCAAGACTAACATTTCCTTTAATCTCTCTAAGTGAAAAGAAATGTGGCTGTAACCCTTTGATTTCGTTATATACGTCTCCCATAATTAAAATATTGTTATAATTGATGTGATAATGTATGCTGTCGAAGCATATGATAACACAGTCTCGTAAATGTTTAGTGTGATTTGTTCTGGGTTAGGTTGTCTTATATTCATTATAAAACCGAAAATATGTTTAAGGTCAAATAATATCGCTAATACTAAAACAAAAGTTAATAAATTACTTATCATGTTTTTTAATTTCTTCTAATATTTCCTTACGGAATGGCCCAATAAGGTTTTTTATGTCTTGTGCGTATTTCCTAGCTCTAATCGACGCACTACGATTTCCTTTGTTGAATACCTTTCCTGTATCTACCGACATTTCTTCTACAAGTCTTTTAATTTCGTCTAATGTTTGCATTTTCTTTCGATTTTAATACCAATATACAGAATTAATTTAGTTTTTTCAAGTTTTTATCAAAGATATTATAGAAATCTGTAAATGTTTCTAACTCTCTAGAAGTTTTAACTTTACTGAAATCGAATAAGTATGAAAAATATTCCGATAATATTGAAACTTTATCTTCATCATCACTTGAGTAAAACCCTTTATAAAAGAAATACCACACATAATCATATGATGTGGTGGACGCTGAAGGGGTGAACACAATCCTTTCATGTTCAAAATTTGATATGATTTTATTTAAACACCAAGTAAAATGACTACCCATGTCATCTTGAGTAATAACAACATCCGAGCCTAAATAAGTTTCATCTATTAAACTAAGTAGGGCTAATATAAAATCACAATATAACTCGGAATTTTCTCGAATTATATTGTTCTCATTATACCATAAATTAGTTTTTTGGTGATAATCTTCTAATGTGAGTTTCTCATTCATTAAGATAAATATACAGATAAAAAGGGGGAAAAAGAAGGGTTACTGAGTTTTATCAGTATATCCAGCCATTTGTTTCATCCTAAGTATCTCGCCTGCAACAGCGCCTTCACCAGGTCTATTTTTATTATCTTTGGTTTTTGTGTTGACAGGGACAGATTCTTTATTGTATATTGGTTCTTCCTCATAAGCTTCTTTTCGTTTCTCAGAATTATCGAGGATATCTTTTCCAACGGTACTCTTTGGGTTAACGACATTAGCATATTCGTGAGAATTACCCATTTTTGCTGACCCCACTAATGATAATTTAGCTCTTTCTTGGAAATTCTTTGATGGTGTTTGTTGGTAAGTTAAATCAGCTGAGTTACGGCCTCTTTCTGCCGCAACAACTTCATCTTCTTCAGAAGTGTTTTGTGCAGCCACTTTTTCTTCACCTTTACCATATTGTTCCATATCTTCACCATCAGGTTGTTCTTCACCATCAAATGATTGGAGGTAATTCTTAATCTTTTTTTCGACCATTTTTAATGCGTCGTTATTTTCTTTTCCACTATCTTTTATTGCTTTGTTAGTAACATCAAGTCCTGGAACACCTTTTGTTGTTGGTGTCATATTATCTTTTGCTGTTGTACCATCGTTGTCAACAGATTCCTTTATCGTTTTCGTTAAGAACGCAGCCATTTCAGCTTCAGTAAGTGTTACAGTTTTTTTAGTCGATTCATTCATTTTTTTAAGTTTTTTTGAAAATTCTTTACTTTTAGGTGTGTCACATATCTCGTCTTCACTACCTAAAATCATGTCGTCGGATTTATCATCCACAGTAGGGTCTGATTCAAACATTGCTTGACCAAACATATTTGATGCTTCACCATTATCCTCAACTTCATCTATTTCTTTTGAGAATTCATCGTCATTCGTTGAAATACGAATTAATAATACTAATGAATTTTCATCACCTTGTGTATCTACATCAATGTCATAGTTACCTTATAACCACTTTCATCTAAATCGTGATGTAGTCCTTGCATTAAATTTGTTTGTGCTTTACCTAATGAGTCTCCACCACAACATTTTACTAGTTCTTCTGGAGTTACACCTTCAATTTTAATTAAAGTGACAGTATCACTATCTTTTATTGCAGATATCTTATCTACTAACCCTGATAATGTTTGTGATCGTTTAATTATGTCAATTAAATTACCATTAGATTCATGGATTGATTCCATTATCAATTTTTTAGTTTCTTCTTCGAGAACATTATCAATTATTTTATCAAATTCTTTGGTCTTCATATAGATAAATACTTTCTTATTTCGATTTATTGGATATTTGTTTAGACTCCTTTATTACCATTTCAGTAACTTGTTCAACTGTTAACCCATATTTCTTGGATGCTACAGTAATTGCTTCTTTAATATTAAGATTTTTAAGACCTGACATTTGGTCACAATATGGAAATGTTTTACATTTGTCTTTAATTTCAACGAATTTAGCACCAGGGCCACCAAATCTTGGGAAACCTTTTTTGGTTGCTATCATGTCTTTATTCGATGCAGCGGTAATACTTGCTGATTCGTTTGCAGATACATTATCTAATGCTAATGGGTCTTTTTGCTTAGTCCCAATTGGTGCGTCATAAGCCATGTCAGCTATCCCGTCCATCTCAGATACTTCTTGTGGTTTAGATTTTAAACTAAAATTATGAATATCTCTTTTCAGAATCGGGGAACTCATTCCAGCTTCGAATGACCCTGAAGCATCTGCCCCAGTCATTTCTTTAGCTTCAACTTTATCACAATCACCACTTTCCATCTTCTCTAGTTTATCATAGTATTCACCGTCTTCCCATAAATGATCCATAGCAATTTCTTTAGATTTTTTAGGGTCATCGGTATGTTCCTTCTCTACTTTCATTCCTTTTTTCAACGCAATCTCCATTGTCCCAATAAATTGAGAATGTTTCATTGCAATGTCTTTTAATGTCTTGTTGTCAGCCAGCCCGCCTTTGATTTTGTTTCCCATTATTTTACATTTTTAAGTGATGATTCCCAGAAGGATTTTCGTTGCCATAATGTTTTAAATAACTCAACAACAACCTTTGTAGATAAATTAACAATCTTATCATCAATCCTTCTAGTTCCGAGTTCTTTTTGAATCACTCTGATTACAACATTATGAGCTTGAGTAGTGTTTAGAAAAGCTTTAATTTCTTTCCTAGCTATATTCTCAATTTCTCTTTTATCTGATCCTGTTATTGCCATGTTATGTCGTTCTTCTTCTTACAAGTAAATCGTTTATTGTACTCGAAAATTTAAGATGGAATGTGTTCAGTTTATTAATGACGGATAACGAATTCTCATCAATCTTTAACATCTGACCGTTTATATATAACCCGGTGTCATCACCTGTGGATAATGTGAAACCTAACCCAAATTCGCCGATTTTACCATCCAATTTAGCACTAGTTTCATATATTTGTAATTTATCAAATTGTGCTGTTTCCATCACTTCATCTCTAAAGTCATCAATTAACTGTGAGATTTTTGATTTCTCTTCATCATTCAACTCAAGGTCTTCACGATCTTCAGAATGAATTACCACTTCAACATCATTAATTACCGCGTAATCTTCTGATTCTTGTGTTCTACCTTGGGCGCCTAATCCTTGATCTTGAGGAGGGGAGTCAAGTTTCGCTCCACCTTGATATGTTTGTGGGGGTTGTTTGGGGTTGTATTCCACTTGTTCATTCCCATACTGTTCTCTAATTACATTAGGTTTTGGTTTGGTATTCTCTTGAATGTTTCGTATGGTGTTCAACATTTTTTTTGTGTCATCATACGTGTTAGTTATTTTTTTTGTATTTTTCATTATAAAATATATTAAAATCAAATGCAGGGTTTATATCTGTATAAATATTTAGAAAATTCGATTTACTTACAATTCCAGTGAACTTTCTTACATTACTTAAATATCCTTGTCCCGGAACTGTCTGATATGGGATGTTATGCTCGGTACAAATTGACCTTGTTAACTGTACTAATGAACGAAGTTGTTCTTCAGAATATGGATCCCAAAAATAATGTTCTCTCCATTTTTTAGTGTAAGGGTCTGAACGATAGGGGTCACCAATCCAATTATGTAAAACACCTGTTATAGTATTTTTATTTAACCACCCTAAATTCTCTATGGCGATTTTTATCATTTGTTTGTCAATAGGTGGTACTCCGAAAGTTTTGGAGGAATATTTTGTGCCAAATATTTTTATAACTTTTCCGGTTTTCGTAATAATAAAGTGGGGGATGTCCTCATATTTTTTATTATTACGAAATTTTAATTTCATCAAATAGTCATCAACTCTTCTTTGAGTGTCGAATAAAAATATTTGTTTCTTCTTTGTTTTCCTTTTATATATGTTTAATTTAACGTCACTTAGAATGTCCGTTTCTACTACCTCTACCATATTATTTATTTTTAATTTTATAATGACGAAGATTATTTCCCTGTCTCGCATCTCTACCGATACAAGGTATGCCTTCATTATTAATAGTACTTAATGGTTTGGACATAGTAAAGCCATTATCTAATGATAATGGCGTTGCTGATGGTGTGGTTGTAGGAAAACTACTGGCGAGGTCTTGTTCTTGTCCCTGGTCCTCTTGCGTAATAAGCTCCGTAGGTTTTATTTTTTTTTTCGTTCTCTTGGGCTTGATCCCTGAGACGATTTAAAGTTTTTTCAGTTGGGAATTCTTCTTCCCCAGATTTTATCTCGGGGGTGTCAACTAACCCATTCGTGTGAGTAATTCCCAGTTTTTCTTTTGTGTCTGGACCAGAATTCACCACAGGTTCTAACCCACCCTCTGGTAGGGGACCTATTGGTGATTTTTCAAATTCTTCAAGAGTTTTAATTTTTCCCGCAGTTTCAATAATTTTACTAATATCCTCCTTCGGAGTATCTTTAATAACCTCCTTTATTCTTTCAGTCATATCAATCTGAATACTTTCATCTTTGATTTTCGATATTTGTTCTCTCGGTGAGTTACCACTATCCTCTTCAATAGGTAATCCGGGGGCAATCGTTTTTTTAAGATTATCACTAATCGCCCCTGTTTCTATTGGGTTCTCATTGGTCATTAATTTTTTGATTTTGTCTACATCGCCTGATACCCCTTCCTTTTTGTTTAATATATCTTCGAGTTGATTTAATTCATCATCTGTTGGTCGCACTTTTGAAATTTCACTTGCTAAGTCTTCGGCATTAATTTTTTCAGGTTCATCACCCTCTTCAGCCATTAATTTAATGTTCTGAGCAACTAATGCCGTCATTCCAAGAGCTACAATCGGTAATAAAGCCCCTGATATCCAAGAAATAATAACTTGGTATGTTTCAGGGGTACCTTCCGCAACACCAAAAATCTTTAGAATTGATGTGTACCAATATGACCAATCAGCGTTATCACTATTCGCCATATGTTTAAACGAGGCAAAGACATTTGCCGTTACCTGTAACCCCGTTAGCAATATCATTAATAACCATGGAAGAAATTTCTCTCTATTCTTGGTCATTAGAATTGAAAAGAGAACAGACGCTTGACCAATTTCATACGCAACACCTAATAAGATAGCAAGACTACCAATATTAGCCATACGGAAGAAATCAATTGCGTGTAATGTCGACACGAAAGCGACTAATAAATATAGTAAACCAAATGTTACTATTAAACCCCAATAAAGTTTTTTATATATTTTTTTAAAATCCATTACATTACTTTTTTACTTTGGTCGAATCAATGACCTGTTTTATCTCAGTAGAGTCTACAACTTGTTCAACCCCTTTGACTTCTATTGTAGTATTCGTTTTTATTTTACCCGCCATTTCCATAGCTAGTCTACTATTATTACGAGTTTCATTTGCTCTTTTATCAGCTGAGGTAGCTTTACCTTCAGCTAATTTCACTTGAAATTCTAAATCATTAACTTGATAGTTCAAATCTTCTATCGAGTCGTTAGCAATTCCAATATCTGTTTTATATTCTAACTTTAAAGAATCGCCTAAGTTTGTTATTTCAGTATTAAGACCTCTAATTGTCATATTTCTATTACATGTCTTTACTGCAAACATTAAGAATAGAACTGTTAGTCCCATTATTATCCATTTAGAGTTCTTCGTGAAAAATTGTTCTGGTGTTATTCCCATATCAATAATTATTTAACTTTTTATTTTTTTATCAATTGTGTCAGCTATAGTACGTAATGAATCTGATAATGTGGTATTTAAAGCACCGAAACCTTTAAATTCACCATCCTAAAAATATACGAAGAATTCTCCGGACTCATATTCTTTTACCTTTATTACTGATACTGAAATTGGTTTAATTACTTCTGCCATATCTTTTTTTACCATTCATAAATATTATAGTGAATACCAATACCAAACATTACACCACCATTTCTATCTACGGATATATTTGGACCAATACCAAATCCTGTGAACCAATGTCGTTTTTCAGGTCTGAATACACTTGGCCAATCATTAGGGTCAATTAACACCCCTTCCATAGACTTAACCGTGAATCCTGGGTACTTACTTTGTACAAATACCCTTAGTCTCCCATTTTCGAATTTTTGACCGTATGTAAGATGAATTCGGTTAGTGAAACTTGTTAAGTATGTTGTATCATGTAATAATCTAAATGGATTACTTGCTACTCGTACAGTAGTTCTACCATCTACCGTGAAAAAATTGAGACTATCATATACATGTGGTATTGACCATGTTGTAGTATATTTATTTAACCCTATTTTTTCAAACTCTCCAAGTTTTACGTTCTGAGCATCAATAGTATTAGCCAACTCCATAGAGTCTTGTTTCATCTCGATAATGGTAGTTGTTAATGATAGAATTTCACCACTTTGTTCAGATACCTTATCCGATAAACCCTTATTTAAATCTTTTAAGTTTTTTTCATTTGAAATGAACGAATCTTTAATAGCGGTGACCTCGCCATTATGTACATTATATATTGTTGATATTGAATCAGAAAGAGCTGATATATTTTGAGTGTCCTCGAAAGCTTGTTGTTTGAGTTTTTGGTGGTTTTGATATGAGGTGAACCCAAATATTATTAACCCTACCACAAGGATGATTACAAATATCCTACTGTTTAGGAATATCCAAACACCTTTCCAAAAATTAATAAATACTGTTGTTTTCATATTTTTTCTTTACTATAAATAGTTCAAAAGTGCATAACTATCATTTCGTAATTTCTTGATTGCTTTATCCTTCAACTGTCTTATTCGTTCCTTAGTACAATTAAACTCTTCACCAAGATCATCGAGATTTGATTCGACCCCATTTAACCCGAAATATTTTTCAATAATCACTTTCTCTCTCTCATCTAAACTACTTAACATGATTGCAACCTTTTTTCGAATCTCTTCAGATGTTTTAAACACATCTTCCGGGTTATGTTCATTTGGGTCCCTTACAATATCAATAAGTTCATCGCCGTCCTCATTAATTGACGCATTTAACCCAACACAAAATGGTAACGTATATGTCGTTTCGTTAACCACATTATCATAGTCGTCGTATGAGAAATTTTTTCGTTTATTCTTTTGAGCTTCTTGAATTAAATTAGATGGAATTCGAATTGTTCTTGAATACTCATTTAATGCCGCCATCATAGATTGTTTAATCCACCATACCGCATACGAAATAAATTTTAATCCACTTGTTGGGTCAAATCGATCTGCTGATTTTAATAACCCGATATTTCCTTCAGATATTAAATCTGATAATCCTAATCCTTGATTTTGGTATTGTTTTGCTACCGAGACGACAAATCGTAAATTACCAAGTACTAATTCTCTGTGTAGTGATTCTTTTTATTCTTTTGTTGTGTTAACGTCTTTTAGTTTGTTAAAAATTATATCCTGTCTACTATGTGTGATAACAGGTATTCTTTTTAGGTCTTTTAAATAGTTTTGGATTTCATCCGTGTTGATAATTCTCGATTTCTTCATATTCCCCCTTTTTATTTATCGTTTCCTTCACTAATATCGTACAAATATACGAAATATAACATTTACTTTAAATCTTTATGATAATTTTGTTGATATCGTTTCAATTTCGGACACATTGTCATGTTTCCCAACGATAATTAAATTATCTGACCAGTTGCGAGTTAATGGGTTATGTGATATCACAAAAATATGTTCAAAATAATTTTTAATTTTGATGAAAAATTCACCAATTAATTCTAAGTTTTCGTCCGCAACTTTACCAAAAACTTCATCCATTACTACGATGTTTGGTTTAGGTAACGTTGAAACCTTCGTTAAAACACTACGTAAAGCCAGAGAAGCTACTGTTTTTTCGTAACCAGACCCCGAACTAAGAGATTTAACGACTCTTGTTTCATTATCAATCATGAGGAACTCTAACTCGTTTTTTTCGTTTATAATCAACTCTACTTGGAAATTACAACTATCTGAAAGTACTCTATGTAATTCCTGATTTAATAATGGTATCATATTTTTCATGATAATCTTAGAAATACCATTCTTTCCGAATACCATAAGATATATTTTGAATACACCAACCAATTCTTCTTCACTTGATATTTTCTTAATCAAATCAAGGTTCACTTTGATTTTCTCATTCATTGTAATAATGTTCGTTTTATGTCTTTCGATATAAGTGTTAGTTTGACGAACATCGCCGTTTGCCGTTTCAATTTGTGTCTTGAAAACAATAAGTTTTTTATCAATCTCCTGATTCTCTATAAGTTTGTTCTTATTGGATTCGTAGTTATCCAAACGCTTTTGTTTTTTATCGAGTTCAAGTTGATCTCTCTCAACTTCTAAATCTAATTTCTCTTTACGAAGTTTATTTCTCTCGTATTCATTATATTCACTCTTCAAAATATTAAATACTCCTTCTTCAAGTCTAAGTGCGTCAATTAAATCTTGTTCAATTCTTGAAGTTAAACCTAATTTTTCAATAAGTGTTTTCAATTCTTCAATTTCCCTAGAATGGTCAACACCTTCTAATTCCCTTTTACATGTTGGGCAGTATTTACCTGTTTCTAATTGATTTAAGAGAGTTTTGTTTCTTGTGATTTCACTTTTAGTTGCCCCAATAGTAATAGTATGGGTATTAATTTCTTTTGTCTTCATAGCGTGATCGTCTTCAGAATAATATTCCGATGGTTCTGTAACCACAATAGCGTTACCAGCTAATACACTTTTATTTTGTTTTTCTTTTATTGTGTTAATTTCACCACCAAGTAAAACAGGGTTTGTGTTAATTAACTCTTGGTCGACATCCTTATTTTTTGATAATAAAACAAGATCTCTCTTTTCACCTAAATCTTTAAGTTTCTGTTCGTAATCTTTCAAGTTATCGTTAAGTTCGATTATCTTATCATCAGATTCTTCAATTGATTCGCTGTAATCACGGCTATCGTTTTCCAATTGTACCTTGTTGTATGTGTTAGAAACAAGTTTCTTACTCCATTCACTATATATTGATTTACAAATAGCTTCTTTTGCCTTTAAACTTTCTAACCCAAGGAATCTTGTTAATATAGCCCCTCTTGCCGTTGGTTTAGAATCAATAAGGTCTTCCAAATTACGACCCGTGGTTAATATTGTTGATAAGAAATCTTCTTGAGTACCGATTGCTGCGGTAATAAATGCTTCAGTTTCTCTTCTTTGTTCACCATTTAGATTTACTTCCTTACCATTCTCAATTTTATAGAATTCTAATTCACTTTTTGCTGTGAAAACTCCAGCTCTATTTTTCTTCCTTGTTACTGTTCTTTCGATAATATAATCAACACCATCGATTAATAAATAACCTTTTACATTCACTACATTAGTGTCTCTAAAATCATTAAAAAGATCAAGTGTGGTTTTACCTTTAGTTGTTGAATTAAAGAACAAATACAATAATAAATCTACCGTAGCTGTTGTCTTACCACCATAATTTTTCGGGTTAGATTCTACGGAAGTAATACCACCGAGATCTTCGAAATTTATTGTGTTACCATCTCCAAATGATAGGAAATTTGAGAATTCAACCTTTTTAAGATACCATTTATTATATCGAGCTTTGTTCTGAACAGCTTTGTCTATCTCACCATTGACTTTATTATCAAGTCTCTCTATCATTTCCCATTTAATTTCAATTCCATTTTCAGTAATGAAATCTTTCATTAAATTTTTCTGATAAACAGGGTCGGTTATACTCTCACTAACATCTAACGATTTTAATTTAGCATTAGAAGTATTAAGAGCAACTTTTGTTACTATTTTAACATCGTTGGTGTTATACTTATCCTTAAAGTACTCCTTAACTCTTTTAATTCGTTCCTGTGTAAGATTCTCTGGAGTGTCTTCCCACTCGACTTTAATAAATGGTTTGTTGTATGTCATTATTTATTATTTTTAATATCTTTAAGTCTTTTTAGTTCGTATTCTCTCACTAATTTTTTGATTAAATTTTTTCTATCTTTTTCAATTTTAGGACATTCTTCAGGTGTTGGCCCGTGATATTTCCCATTTAATTCCCATACACCATTAGGTTGTAAATTCCAAGTTTCGGTGAATTCTTGTCTAACACAAATCCAATCTTCATATTCAGAACTATTCGCCACTTTCTCATCGGGGAAAAATGGGGATTTTTCTCTATCATGTATCGTTTTGGGGTAGACTAAAATTAGTTGGTCACCTCGAACGTTTATTCTAAAATAAAAATTCTCGTCACCACCTTGGTCAATCTCACCCCAATATTTTTTTGCTTTATGCTTTGTGGATAAATGTTGGATATTCCAATAATGAAATTTTCTGTGTGGAATATTTAAACTTTTCCATCCTTTTTCAAATTTATTAGATTTATAATGTTCCCAATAATCACCATCCCATCCGTCGGATTCACCTTCAGCACCAAATAATTTATTTGATATTAATTCTAAATCGATAGTTTTTTTACCACCACTTTTAAATTCTAACCCTTTTATTTGACTGAAAAACATAATTCCAATTTTTCTGGTGTGTTCATCGTACCAACTAATATATAATTTACCGTCTACTACCTTCCATTTGTTATACAAACCCATATTATTTACTGTTAATCCTACTCTCTTCAAAAAATTCTATGAAGGAGTTTATAGCCCAAACGGCTCCTGCGGTATACATTCCATCAAAAAAGAATGTGAAATATCCCGTATCAAAATATTGATTGGTTAACCCACCTAACACTAAGGAAAAGAAGAAACCAACCCATGTTGGAATACACAACATACAAGTTATAAAGTCGTACCAAAACCCTGACTTTTTATGTAACCACATCCGGGGTTTATCGAAGATATCTCCCGAGGTGATTATTGTTGACATTCCGTAGGCCATGAAAGCCCATAATATTAATTCAATCATTATTCATCATATAAATTACTCTTATCTGGTGTCTTCTTAAACACCTCAGAAGCGTCCGAGGTTCTCATTGGGACTACTTTTACGATTTTCTTATCTTTAATAGTGATTTCTGACATTACAGATTGGTCACCACCTGACTCACCTAAATCAATTCCCTCTCTTGAGGACGGTGATTGGGGTAAAATGGTTTATCCCCATACTTTAAGAGATTAAATCCTTTTTCAAAGGTTTTCTCTGCTAACTTATCGATGTCCTCAATATTGTTTAACTTACAATACTGAATAAATTCATCACTAAGAGTTAATGAGTTCTTCTTGGTCGTTTTCAATATCTTCAATGTCGTTAATTCTAAAATGTAAAAATGGTTGTTCGTTTTCTAAATCATGGTAAGTATATTCTTTCGTCACCATATCAAACATTCCATATCCATGGTGTTCGATACTTTCACCAAAATTTTGTTGAATCATACTACCAATCATAACGCCTTCACCACCGCCAGCTAACTTAAAAGTTTGCCGAAGATGAATATCACCTGCTAATAGGAGGTCAAGACCGACAAAATTTAATTTATCGTACCCGTCATCAAATTTAAACCCTAAATCCGTTGACATCCCTTGAATTGGCCCGTGGAATAACCCAATATAATACTCTCCCTCTACTTTATCGTACTCTGGACGAACATTATGTTGATATAGTGAATAGATAACCCAATTAACATTATCATCCTTATAAACTCCACTATTCTTATAGTAATCGATATTTGGGTCAGACAATAATTCTAAAATCGGTGTGATACTATCTAATCGATCGACGTTTCTTTCCGAGAAATCGTGATTACCGGGTAAAATAACAACTCTACCTAAATTTGATAAGTGACTCACAAATTTAGCTGTAAAAATAAGTTGTTGATTAGAAATAGTTATCTTTTGATGAACAAGATCCCCTGTGATAACGAATCTAATTTCATCAAATTCTAACCCTCTAATTTTATCTGCGATATCATCAAAAAACGCATCAAATTGTTTTTGATACATTTCGTGGTATTGATTCATACGAATATGGATATCACTTATATGAATAATTTTCTTTATCATTATACTACGTATTTTGTTAAATCCATCGTTAATATTGTGTTGACAACACTTTGAGGAACTTTAAATTCTTCATATGTTGAGTCATCTTTCATCAATGCAACTACACCACCTAAAAACTTCTTATCCGAAAACTTACTTTCTGATAACATCTTTAAGATTAGTCTTGCATATAATGGTAATTGAGTGTAATAATGACCGAGAGCAAAATCAGATACATGTTGGAATGGTGGATACATTTTACCATGGTAAGGCATCACCTTAAAATTCTTTGGTTTGTTACTCTTATGGTCAGTTACAATGATACCGAAGTCAGTCTTCATCTTGTTTAGCATTAACCATGTATTATCGGGTTGCCCCGTATACATTAAATCAGGGTCACCCAATATCATTTCTGTATCAAGAAGAACTGCACCTCTCTCATGCATTTTATCCATGAAGTCTTTACCCGCAGAAATCATATTATCACTTCTAAGTCGTTGTTCTTCATTAATATTGAAGATTGGTTGACGGACTTCTTTGTAATTTCCGTACTCTTCAATGATTGCTTTTTCTAATTCGTAGTGAACTCTACTACCAAGATTAACTGACTCAGTACCCGCTTGTTTCCACTCAGCAAGAAGTTTCTTTTGTTTTACAGGGTCTCCCTTAGCTAATCTAAGAGATAAACCATGAGAATCGAATGGTGGGTGGAATTGTTTAACGATCTTAGAAACAGAAGGCCACTTTGAGGTGACTTTCCCATTCTTATTGAGCATATAATAAATGTGTTTATCTTCAACGAATGATAAACGGATTTCTTCTTGTCGGGCCGCAATTATTTCCTTAATTTCCCCTGCAAACTCTAATAAATTTTCTTTAGTATACATGTTTCTATTTTATTTGAACTAATGTGTTATTCTCAATACTACGTTTAATCCATCTCATTAAAGTGATAGCTTTAAACCTCGGGTATAAATCCGTTGATTTCCATTCATCCTCAGTACAATCGATACCTAATTGGTATAGAGAATCTTCAACTTGGATATTATAATAAACAATATGGTCACAAATGTGAGTCATCATTGCGTCTGTTCCTTTTACAATTTCTGTTAATGTGTGTTTCAATTTCATAATTTAATCTATTTGAAATGGTGGATATTCTGTTAAATCTCCTTGTAAGTCAGCGATATCCTTATCTGACGGGAGTTTAGTAACCCATACTTTACCGAATAACCGACCCCCGTTTAATTGATGGAAAATTTTTTGGGAATTCGTCCAAGCATCACCATCGAGGATTAATGTTATTTTTTTAGCTTTCTCATATAACATAGAGAATAATAAATCACCCAATTTTTTACCTAACATAGGAATTGAATTTTCAACAAAAAGGTGGTCAAAGGCACCTTCCACTAATGATATAGGTTTATCCCAATCAATTAGGTATTCATTGAATATTATAATTTCTTTCTCAGCTTCAGGATTTTTATATTTTAAAAAGGGGTTATTTTCATATGACCTAGCAACAAAATATGTTAAGTCACTTTCTTCATCATAAGATGGGATTATTATCCTATTCTTATACTCACCCTCATAACAAAATCCGATGTTAAATTTTTCAATCATTTCATCGGTTATATTTCTTTTCTTGATATAATTGTAAGGAGTTTTAAAGATTGGAGTCATTTTTAATCCTGCACTACAATTTTTGAAGGATTTAAACTCTTTTGGTAATTTAACTGGGTTGTATAATTTCTTTATTTCCTTACCTTGATCTTCGGGCATCAATAAAACAAATTTTTTGAGTTCCCGTTTAGACCCATATTTTTTAACTAAATAATATATGTTTCCGTATGTTCCATGTGTTTCTGCGCACACCCAACATTTATAAACACCTTGTTTGTAATTCACTTCTAAATTACCTTTTCCATCTAATTTATCGAGAGCCTTAACATCATAACTACATACAGGACAGGAAAATGATACTTGTCCGCTACTTGAATTATGTGTCTTGTAATCCCCAAAAATGCCGAACAAAATATCAACAATTGGTTCATAATCTATTATGGTCTCTGTCATATAAGGTTAATAATAACGAAAATAATCGTGAATAAAAAATCCGGGGCAAAAAAAATGGGAGAAAGTCACCAACTTCCTACCCATTTTCCCCTTTTTAAAACATTCTTATTATGAATATTATAAATGTAAGTAAAATAATTCAGAATTCCAAATTATTTCCCCTCTTTTAACATATTGATATGTCCGATAACACAAGTGACACCGTCACTTATATCAAAATTCTCTTTCTTCAATTTCCCGTTTTTATTGTATAACCAATTAATCTCCGGACAGATTGCGTTAACATGTTCCCATATTACTTGTTTTTTATCGATAGTCTTCGGTAAACCACCAAATAATACATTTCTGCCTTTAGCGTTAGGTTGTACCAAATCAGGAAATGCATATTTTCGAGCATTATATGTGGAAATAAACGTTGGAACTACACCAAAGATATCATAACACTCTTTCAGTATCATTGAATTGAACCTAATAAGTGTTCCGACGGTGTAAATGTTGTTGGAATTGAGTAATGGTTCTTCAATTACCACTTTAACTATTCCATAATCCTTATACAACTCCAAATGTTTTTTAAATGCGTCGGCTTTCTTCAATAGAACTTCTATCTTATCTTCAGGAAGAGGTTTAATTTTAGGGGTGAAATGTGAGGCTTCTAATAATGTTGACGATGTTAGATCAAATATTGCCCACCCGATTGTTTTCGTGCTAATGTCCAAACCTAAAATCTTAGGAGCTTTTTGTAAATTTCTTTCTTTCATATTTTTAATTTTTATATTCCCATTTAAATCCACCTGCTGTTTTATTATATTTAATCTTTCTACAGCATTCAGAAATGTGACGAATGTTTAAAGTCTTTTGAGCTAAACTTATCGATTCCCACACTCGTATTAAGTTATTGTTTAAATCTAACTGTCTAACTTGTTTTTTCTGTGAATTATGTCCCTCGGAATAATTATTTTATAATAATAAGTAAAGTATTTTTCTTTAATTGTAAAGGTTTAAATATCGATTTTAACAGCAACAACTTGTGTGCCTGTTCTAATAATTGGGCTAGATGTCTTAGCTATAACCAATACATCTTTGTTTGAATCCAATAAACTAACTTCAGTAATACGTTTATCTACCCCAGTTACCCACGATGGATTTTGGGTTGTGTCAAATTCTCCCGATGGTAAATTAATAAGATATCTCATTACTTCAACGTCAGTTGCTCTAACTAACGACACACTACCCGGAAATGGTTGTTCATCACCAAATTCTGGTGAAGTATCTGTATCTGTTAAATCTGGGTCAGGAAGAACGTATATTGGTGGTTCGAGAGTTTCATAATCATAATCACTAATAATAAATCTTGTCCCACGTAAATCTTCAGGATTCACATACCCTCCAACAAGCGTTAACTCATCTGTATAATCCATTAGTTTCCATTCAGTTGGAATTGGCTGTGCATTTGGATCTACACTTGTGTCGACTCGTTGTGCTAAAATATAAAATTTATCAGCAACATAACCATTTGTTGTGTTCGTAAAACCTGTTACCATAAATTTGAAGGCTTCAGAATCAAATGTAATTGAAACATCACTATCAACCGTTCCGCCAGTAATCTTTGAATAATAATTACAATGAAGACCAGTTAATCCTGTAAACCCCATTGTTTCAGTCCCACCTGTAAGAGAGGCCGTGGGAAGATCGTATGTTAAAAGATATGTTATAAACATCGTAGACCCCGATTCTAACAACGGACTATTCACATTACCCGCAACATCACACTTTGAATCCACAGGAATAATACCAATTTTTGGTATTGGTAATGTGTGTCTTCTATTTGATTTATAATCTAACGCAGCAATAATTTCTTGATCATCAAACACTATTATTTTTTGATTAATAAAAACCTTTCCAACATAATTTCCATCTTCATCTAATAGATTTCTATATTTCATTTGACTATTTCTAGTATCTACAGCTGATGAATTAATATATTTATCAATTGACCCCATATGAAAAACAGCACCTATGTTTGTTCCTGACGATCTATCATATTGTATAAATGGTATATATACTTCAAAATAATTTTCACCATCTAATTCAGTAGTTGTACTATCAATATAATCCTCATATTTAAACCCCAAATCATGAATATTATAAACATCAATATCTCTTGGGTATCGTAAAATTACTAATGAATGTTGCTCTTCTGGTGAAACTATAACTGGATCACCAAATGAATTTGTTATAGTTGTACCTATATTCGATGTTTGGCTAGCTGAAGTATTATAACCTAAATATTCTTTAGTTGAAACAAAAACATTACTTGTGTACCCTGATAACTTTTCGTCAATAGAATGACTATCAGGATCTAATCCTGCGGGGTTTTGGCTCCATACCGTGTTTAGTGTCCATGAATCGTGTTGGTCACAATAACTATCACTATATGGGTAATATGAGTTATTAATCACCGAAACTGTACCTGTTAAACCTGATAAATTCGGCGTGTTTCTATCTAATTCTAAGGTATTAATTGTTATACCTGTAATTCTAAACACATACGATGTTGAGCTTCCACTTATTATATCACCAGATAAAGGGTTTAATACTACCGTGATATAGTCAGTATCACCAGTTAAACTTGTTAATAATGTACTACCACTATTGATAGTGATTGACGATGTTCCATCTAATTCTGAGATGTTTATCGTGTCATATCCTGAATATATTGTCATACCTGAAATAAATCCTGCTGGGTTCATTTGGTTTTGAAGTAATTGAGTATATGATGATTGTATAGGCACTCCGAATGTTGTTCCTGTTAATGTTGAGGTGGAAACTTTATATGGGTATTTTACTTGATTATCTTTATCAAGTGGCATAAACACTTTTTGTGCTTTATTATATAACCCTGTGGCAGGATCAATACTACCATCTAATGAAGGAAATCCATAATCAAATTCAGAATCACCGATTTGGAAATAACTAATATTGAAATTCCCTTGCGCTATTTTTTGTCTACCTTTATTGGTAATCCTCGCGGCTATGTTTTCCGAATTATTTTCTAATAAAAAACTCATATTTTATAAATATCCTCTTCTTTATTTATCTTCATTGTTATTATAAACTACACGATTCCGCATCACTACATGTTGTGGTTGTATCATAAATTGATGAAACACCCAATGGCGCTACACCATATGAACCAAATTCAGTCTTAGCCCATGAAATACTAACTAATGAATTAGTACATATAACAGCTCTAAATAAATTCTCACCTAGTTCTGCATTTAGCATATTTTGTAGTTGGGCATATTCTGTTGTTGTTGTTGTTGTCCATCTAACCCACCATAAACTTGTTGCTTGGCCATCTGAAATCTCAGTTGGGTTGTACGTTATTCGAACACATGTGCCACCTCCAGGTATTGGTGTTCCACTTGGGGTGATACTCGGTGTTGGAGTGTTAGTCGGTGTAATACTAGGTGTTACCGATACAGGTGGCGTTTCTGATGGTGTTGGTGTTTGTGTTGCAGTAATACTTGGCGTTGGCGTAGGTGTTCCTGATGGTGTTGCAGTAATACTTGGCGTTGGTGTTCCTGATGGTGTTGCAGTAATACTTGGCGTTGGCGTAGGTGTTCCTGATGGTGTTGCAGATGGTGTTGGCGTTGGCGTAGGCGTAGGTGTTTGTGTTGGTGTAGGTGATGGGACAGGTACAGTTACATCAAACCAAGATGGTTTAATATATTTAAATTTAGACCTGTTAAACATACCATTCTCAATAACATTCCCACCTAACCATAATGTTGTTGCAGGAATAAATTGTTCGATAATACTTACCCAATATGGGCTCAACCTATTTATAAATTCTTCTATTGACACATAATGATATGGGGTAAACCCACTTTTATTCATGTATGAATAATAAACTTCAGTTAATCCTAAATAAAATGTGTCATATTTTACAGTATTTGAATTTAGAATCACATCATTTAATGTATTATCTAAAAATTCCGCAAAAGTAACTCCTGTTTGTGGCGTTACCAAACCAAACAATGTAGGTATGTCTCTTGATTTTCTATAAATATCATAATCAATTCCCCTATCCCCCGATAAGAATATATTAATATTTTTTCGATTTAAAGTTAAGTCCGCTGTGGATTCACTATCGATAACTTCACCTTTTTTATTGTCGATTTCTGATGATAATCCATAACCATAATCCAAGCCAGGCAATTTTCTAAAAGAATCAAAATAATCTTCACCATATGTAAATGGTTTACACATTGTTTTAATGACTTTTGTTCTCGATGTGAGATCTGAGTTCGATTCATCAAGAATATCTGGTGACCTATGGTCTAATGTCTTACGATACCAACCAGCTCCCTTCTCAAAAAACATTTCACCTGTCGAATCGGTGATTTTTCTTGGTAACCCAGTAGTTTCATCAACGGGATACTCGTCTCTATCTAATGTGGTTGAACCTGTGATTTGTGTTAAATTATAATTATTTGAAGTGCCCGTAAAAGTGGAGATATTCCACCCACCATAGACTGACGATTTTTCATAAAGTATACCATTAGTTGGATTATAAATTGTTCCACCTGTCATATAAAGGAACTTAAATCCCTCATCTTTATTATTATAATCAGTATGTTCATCTTCTTCAGATATTGCATCGTACCCATATTTTGCAAAATCAGAAACTTTTATACCAAACATCGCGTCGGCTATATCAGTTTCAACATCTTTAGAAGGCAATAAATTAGTTACTTTATAAACATATTCGTCAAGTCGAATCATAGGTTCAGGTGCGCCAATAAATTTTAAGAAAAATTCAATTGCTTTTCTTGTTCCTTTTGATTTGTATAAATGAGCTAGGTTTACTAATAATCTTCGATAAAATTCGTATTCAGCCTCAACTAAATTAGTCCCTGTAAGTTGACTATCATATTGAGTATCGTATCTTGTATATAAAGCCCCTTCAAGTGTTTTCTCATCAAATAAACTAACTGTTGATAACCCAAGTGTTTCACTTAAATTCTTTAATAATACATCCGGAACATTATTGATGCTATCATATGACACATTTCTCATGTACGCAATATTATCGATAAATTGCTTGACTTGGTCAAAACTCTGACCATATATTTGATTTATAGATTCTATCTTTTTTTCTTCAGTATCAAATTCATATAACTGTGGAGCAGTTAAATATCTAACAATTAAATTAGATTTATAACCATCAATTTCTTCTCCAAGTGAACTTAATTTACCGATATAAAACCCATAGTCAGAACCTTCAGTTTGAATATTCCAACCGTCTCTCGAAAGTGGCCAATTAACATATACTGTAACCACCTCTGTATCAGAACCATCATCAATCTCTTTTGGAACATCGAACCCAGCATTAAATATTGGGTTACTGTGGCGATTTAACAATACAGTTTGTATATCGTCTAATTTTTTATAGAAATTCTCAACTACACCATTATTTGGCCTCAGAATATAATTTTCGGTAGAACCTGATGTACCACTAAAACAATTACCTATTACTTTTAAAGTGATGATACTATCTGCATCTGGCTCGGTATATGCTACAATATTATATGAGTTACCGTTTAACTCAAGAACATATTTGGTGTAAGATGAGAAAAAATTACGAGTATCATTGTCCGTTTGAGGTAATGTGTTGCTCTTTGGTTCAATCATCACCACATCCAATGGATTATACATTAATGAATACTGAACTGTAAATTCTGTTGTATTAGAAGTAACATCAAATAATGAACCTTCTGCGGTGTAACCATTAGTGCCTACTGGAGATGTCCCGTCAACATATACTGCCGCAGGGTATTTTAATAAAATATCCGCAACCGCTACACGAAGTCTTTCTCTTAACGAACCATAAAGTGATCGATCAGCGTTATTTTTATCGTTATTAAACTTTATTACATTATTGCCCTCAGTCGATGTAGAATTTTCTGTACTTGTAGTCGGATCTTCCTGTGTAATATCTTCTAATGTAACAAAATCGGAAAATGGATTATTTCTAAATTCTTTACTATCTTTTTCTGGAATAGCTTTATCAATAGCAAAGTTCGTCCCTGTCATTTGATTAGAGCCGTTAGTAATTTGACCACCTACCAAAGAATCACTAAATGTTTCTGATCCGCTTGCTGCTTGACTTGGTACTTTACGATTTGTCATTACGATGTTATATTATCAAAGTTTAGATCTTCATCAATATCTGTTCTCTTCTCTCTAATTTCGTATAAGGTTTCATTTAACTCATCCTTAACTTCATATAGGTTAAATTGTTTGTAGATATTATTTTCTTTGTCATAAATCGTGTAGATACCACTTTCAACCGCTTTACTTTGATTACCGTAAAGTGCGTAAGCTAATGTATTAGCGTCATGTTCTACCATATCAATTTCGATAGTTGTTGGGTTGAAAAATGTGTTTGTAAGAATTATCGTTTGTTCTGGCTGGCCAATATAAGGTATTGTGTTTGGTCTTGTTGATGGGGCTGAACTTGGCGTTATAGTTAAAAACATCAAATTCGTTGCACTGTCAGAATATCTATATCTTAATGCTTTTTGTGACGTATTTGTTAAATTTGTTGTTATCGGTTCACAATAGAAATTTGATGTAACTACTCGATAAAAATTAGGAACTTTCTTTAAATCCGAAGGATTAATGTATTCAATTCGATATCCAACTAATCCTTGTGGACTAAATTTATTTAAATCAATAGCAGGAACATTCGATAAATCAATTACTAACCCTCTTACTGAAGGTAATGATGCTAAAACACCACAATCCGTAATCTTAGTTCTAATTTGTTTTGGTCTAATATGTAATGTATATATTCCTAAGTCAGAAAAATCCTCAGATTTAAGTTTTAGGTTATATAAACCACCTAAAATCTCAACTTCAGAAATTGTACCAACTTCATCAACGTTATACACAGGGGTTAAAACCTCTGTGGACACAAGTTTTCTGTAATCAACATCAGCAGTGAATCTTCTATCCTTTACATAGTGATAATAAATGTCCACATCCTCGGGTGAAACATCTGCGGGTCTTTTTATTCCATATGAACCTATTGCCATTTTTCTATTGTTTTATTCCTTTATTTATATAAATATAAATCTTATTGTTTTCTAATCTTAAAAAATCCACTTCCGTAGATATCTAATTCCCCGATACTGTCGATTTCACCTAATCTTAAATTTCGTTCCATTACCCCTTGTTTACCTCTTTCGACGAAAATATCACTCGATATCTGTGGAGTGTCTAAAAATCCTATTAAATGTTCATCTCTCGTAATCATCCCAGTATACCCTGAATACTCTTCCATTGAGTAATTTATCGTGTTCCCAGTAATCATCGTCCAACCGTCATCTAAATCCATATAGAATAAATCGTCAATTCTATACCCAACATAATATTCACCACCTTCAGTATAACCCGTTGTAGTACCACTATAAACCCCAGATGACCCGTATATTTGAAACTCATCTATTCTACTTTTACCTTGAGCTAAAAATGTGACCGTCACACCTGTTACTGGATCTGTGTTACCTGTCAATGTCTGGTAATTCATTAAATAATCTTGTTCTACTAATTCAGGTGGGTTAGAATATGGAACAGTAAATTCTAATGTACCTAAATCCGTTGGAAACGTATTGCCTGTAAGAGGTATAAGAATCGTTCTTTTAATTTTCTCCACTTTCCATGGAGAATTCACCGTAATTTCAATATCGTATGGTATTGACGACCCAGATGGGGAATAAGTATGACGGGCTAATGGTAAATTAGTATCATATACAGTAGGCATAGGTATTTCTACAATATTACCATCTCCCCAAGAAATTGAATACACCGAATCGATAAGGGTTCTAAGTTTATTGGTGTTTAAAGTGTTATATATTATAATTTCAGGCGTTACTGATGAGGCACCTTGGTGATACGTGAAATTCGCAAATTGTTCAATTTGTTCCATCTCACCATCAAAACCAACCATAATCCCCATTTCATCAACGTCCGCTTCCAAATAAATTGGAATCTGAAATGTTGGTGTTCCTGTAAAACCTGATAATATTTCGTATGTATATCGTTCTAACATTATATTTTATACTCTATTTAAAAACAAGTTTCTGACGTTCCGTCCTGACAAATAGTTATATCAACTGAACCAACTCCTGCGGATACTGTTATGGTTGCCATTCTAACTCCTGTACCCGTATGAGGTTTAATATCCACACCCAAATACCCCTCCGAAGTACCTGAATGTGTGAAACCAAGAATAATATTCTCCGGGTCTGCTTCATTAGCACTCCAATTTTCAACCGAAGTTATTTGTATTGTATTACCATCATAAGGACCGCCATCCTCATCAAATGATAAATATGTTCGTGCTGCACTTACTTGAACAGGAAGTGTTGCACTTGGTGAAATACTTGGTGTAACATCTGGCGTTGGTGTTGGTGTTGGTGTTGGACTTTCCGGAGCACCTTCCGATGGTGAAGGTGTTGGGGTAAGTGAACTTGATGGAGTAATACTTGGTGTTGTACTAATTGTCGGAGTAGGTGATGGGTCAATATAAGGGTCTAACGAACTACTTGACGCGCCCACCGCATAAAATCTAAGTGGGGTACTAATATTACTCTCACCCGCACGATGATCTTCAGTAATCCCAGTATACACCACATATGAATAATCCGAAATATCGGTAACTACTTTATGATAAATATCCTCACTCTCGTCGATTGGGTCTGTTAACGCTAATGGCTTATTAGTAAATCCAAGACTTGTACCGTCAATGGTATTATAAAATTTAGCCGTCATATAAAAAGTGTTCCCAGTAATTGTAACACCATCCGATGCCGTATTACCTGAAAGTAAAGTCCCTTCAAACACAGAATCATCTTGAAACCAATAAAGAAACATATTTTCTTTATTTCTGAAATTTGAGCCAACAAATACAGGTACATGTATTTGTTTATTAATCGGTGTGTAGTTAAGACTCTCACTCAACGGAATAGTTAGGTTTTTTGTGAATACTAACTTTCTATTATTACTATTTGGTGTTTCATCGGTCGGAACTTTATAAAATTCTAACCTGAAGAAACTTGCATTCTCTGATTTTAAAATTTTGGAATTGTCTTCAGCTGATAAACCTATTAATTCATAATCTAAACCACCTGTTGTTCCTCCTGATGAATTTCTAAAATAGAATTCATACCAAATATCTGTTTGAGTCATACCACATAACCCTACGTAAGGTTGGTGAATATATCTCACAGTTTCAAAATTTTCAGCAGGATTAATAATTGATTTTAGAGTTTCGTGTTCAAATTCTTGGAAAGACTCCTCCCACCCTAAATCCGTTCTGAAGTCAGTTTCAGTATTTAATACTATTTTTTTATCTGAGTTGTTTCTTAATATTTTCATTACGGGCAAGATGTTGGTGATGGCGTTATTGATGGTGTAACTGAGGGAGTAACTGAGGGTGTAATACTCGCAGTAACACTTGGTGTTGAGGTAATTAATGGCGTCACACTTGCTGTGATTGATGGTGTAACTGATGGTGTAACTGAGGGAGTAGGTGTAATTGATGGCGTTACACTTGGTGTAGGATCAATTATAATGTTTTCGGCAACTCCCGGAGCTGATTTTATACAAGTCTCAGTTGTGCCGTTATTATCAAACTCAGCAATTCCGTCTTTTTTATTTGTGTAAGAGTATTCATTTCTAAGATAGAAATTAATATCTTTATGTATATAATGTGTGTCGTTCTTATATGGGTAATCCGTACCATTTTCATCCACATCAATATATCCATCTTCTTATAAATCTCTCCATCTCCATAATTTTTCATCAGGGAAATATCTTGCGTTTTCTGGTAAGTTTTCAATTTTATCAGTATCAGATGTTTCTACATATGGTGATAACTCCCTTAATTTAAATCTATAATGTGGTTGATAATATAATCCTAACATATTAATACTCGTCGTTCCGGAATATACCGTTGATAAATCTTGACCGTGATAAAATACATCAGGTTTACTTACTATCTTATGAAATGTTTCTGAGATGATTCTTTCTTTCATTTCTTTAGGGTCGTATTCTACGAAAGCCCCGTGTAATATCGTACCACCTGTTATCGGTAACCCACTATTAAAAGTGGTTACACTTCTTGTAAATTCTTCACTAGGTATTGTATCTTCAATTGCGGCATCGCCTGAAAAATGTTCATCTACCCAACTGTCATGGAAATGGAAAGAATAACCAACTTTCGGTGGATACTCAAAATAACCATTACTATTTCTAAATATAATTGATGTATATAAATCAGTAGGTTGATAACCTAAATTATTTGTTATCGCACTTAAAAGATATGGTTCAAAATGGTCAAATAAAACAGATTCCATTCTATTTCTAACAACAATAACATCATTATCACCAACACTATTTTCGAATAATAATTTTTTCTCATCTTCCCATATTGGTGACTCAAACCCTACTTTATCAATTGTATGGTCTGTGATTTCATCTAAGGTTGTGTGTTTATGGACATAATATTCTGAAGTGGTGTTAGATGCGTTATTAATATCTGTACATCTTCTACCATTCACTACCCCATTAAGTCGATATTGACCAACTTGTAATTTTGAAATAGTAAGGACATACTCTTCTGATCGATAAACAGTATTACCGACAGACTCGATATAAAACGGGGTTATAATATTATCAATAAAGATATATTCACCTTGAGACATCCCGTGTTTTACTGGGCTACTGAGAATATACTTGCTTGATGTCTCCGCGACTCTAAATGGAATTCCGTCACCACTCACAAAATCTAGAATAGGGTCGAAAGTAGGTGAAGTCACCCCAGTTACCGTATATTTCATAGGATATTCAGTATCATGTGAAGAAATATATGATAAGTACATATTCCAATTAAATTGATATGAATTTGATGCTGTTATTTCTTTATGAATTGTTGAACCTGAATTCAAATTACTTACATTAAAACCTGTAAAACTACTTAAATCCGAAACTGATGTACCCTCAACCCCTTCACGATGTACATCATTTCTTAAAAATGCAAACTCATTATAAGGTAAATAACCAGCAAAACAACTATTAGACCCATCACCTTCAAGAAATAGTCTTTGTTTCAAATGGCTATATTCTGATGTTCCAAGGTATAAATTACTAAAAATCATTTTCAATTTCCCATAAAATTTATATCTATTACAATCAGCTCTTTCAGTCGCAAATTGTTTATTTAAATCTAACGCAATATCCCTATCATCGGTTCTTAAAAGTGATTTTTCTTCTTCAAGACCAACGCGTATCGATGTACCGACGACGGGTGCGTCTTCATATCTTAAATTAGGTAATATTATTTTTTTCTTTTTCATATCTTTCTTTATCGTGGACAAATTTCCGGAGTCCTCCATCCGTCATCAAAACCATCTTGGCATATATAAACATAAGTAACAGCACTTCCATTTAATATCGCAATAGTCGCTGTTTGACTTCTATAAATTATATTCGGTTTAACACTAATTGTACATAATGATTGGTCAACACCACTAGGTGTAACACTACTAACTATATCATGTGGATCAAAATAAACATGTGCATTCCATACACCACCCGATGATACTAATACACTCGAATTACCACCACTAGATGTCTTCACGATACTATTAGGTACGGCTGACACATAATTTGACCCATAACTTGGAGTTGGAGTTGGAGTTGGAGTTGGCGAAGCCCATGGGTTAGATGTTCCAGGTGACGGTGGCGGCACATATGTCGCCGCAGGTGTTGCAGACGGTAGAGGAGTCGCATTATAACTCGGACATGTAGTTTGTTCATTTGTACCAAAAGCTCCCTTAGGTCCAAAGTATTTGATTAAAATATCTAACGCCGATTTCTCAGGTCTTAATCCAAAATAAAATAAGAATGGTGTTGATAGTACTTGTTTGTTACCAGTATAATTCTGTACCGTTTGTGGTATGAATATTTCTTCATGACCTTGATAATATCCACCATCTTGTTGTATCCATGTACTATTAACAACTACCCATATATTACCCGCTCTTGGGTCTTTAATAGAACCACTAACTACTTGTAACCATAATTCACCTTCAATATACCCATTAAGTTGAGCACCATTTGGTTGTTGATCCGCTGGGGCTAAATAACTTATTGTGTCAAATCTTTCCATTGAGTCTTCATAGTCACCATGGTACCAGAAAATATTGTGGTCAATTGTCATAGGTCTTAATAGGTATTCTTCTTCCCCGTTAGCCATCACATAATTTGTGGTTGTCCCAGTTGTGTTTTCTAACGAATATAATCGTTGTAATTTCATATTTCCAATTTTGGATTTATCCCAAAATTGATCATCAGATACACCACTACCATAATCACCGAACCCAGTTCCTTTTTTATCCCATAAATAAAACGGTACTTTTTGACTATAATCACCAAGTCGGTTATTTAAACAACTTCTAATAAATGCCCCATTAATATCAAATTTAAAATCTATTGGCACAGGGCCAAAAAGACTACCATCTTTAAAATATGTTGACCATCGATCATCTTCAGGGTCCATTAATTCCCCGTTAAACATAAAATAATGGGGAGTATCTAAATCAAATTCTTCGATTCCTGCTTCACAATTTATTGACATTAACTGTGTAATATCACCGTCAAACACTTTTATTCTCGACCCTAAATTTGAACCACTAAAAAAGTCATCGACATTAAATTTACCATCATTAATATCTAATCGATAGTTTATTGCGTATTCAACAACATTAGCAGGGTCTTGATATGATGTATTTGTGATATCCCTAACGACAGAACAATAAGGGTCGACTCGTGTGTCTGTACATATGTCAGATAAGAATTCATCTCTCACACCTATATCATAAAATGTTGTTGGGTGTAATAATTCTCTATCTGGTAAAAAGTTCTGACCTATAAATTCTTCATTATAATATGGAGTACTTCGATAATAAAATTCTTTATCTAAGACATTATAAAATATCATTTCTCGTGGGTATTTAGTACCTCTTTGGTTTAAGTCAAAGATTTCTTCATTATCCCATCTTACCCGTTTATCAAACTTAAAAAAGTATAGTAAACCATGCAACCAATTATCAATGAATGAATAATTCACCACACCACCACAGAACGTTAAACCAATCCTTTTTCTTCTATACCATTCATGTAACGCTGACGTATTATGACTCTTGCCACCAATAACAGGGATAATCGTAAATACACCATCTCTAAATTCACTAAAACCTGATTTAGACTTTCTATCATATGTCTGAACACCTATTTTAGGCATATCTATTTTATATGGTAGTCTTTTGGTATCTGTCCCTGCGATGACACTCGATAATAAATTCCCATATGGCTCATCTGGTAAAGTAACATTTTTCGGATATTCACGATATCCCATAGCGGTTAAATCATATGAAGTCTGGCTTTCAATAGAACCAGCGGAACCTTGTGGGTCGAATGGTAATGTGTAGATACCATATGTAGTTCCCGATGACCATATATAAGCTGGGGTTATATCTTCATTGTATAATTTATCATATTTTTCACAACCTGTTTCAATATCTATTGTATTTCCTGAGAATGGTTCTTCGAATTTTTCTTGTGATCGATCATAGATTCTTAAAACGGCATAAAATTTCCCAGGATTTGCAGTTAACCAAGCTTGAGCTTCTATTAGATTTACTAAATCAAGACCAGTATATTCAATCCATTTGGAAATTGGTATATCTACATACGTATGTGTACCATTATCCGTAAGAGTGATGTCTCCAGTTTCACCACCATTACTAAACCAAAGTAAAGATTCTGCAAAACTTTGTGTACCACCCGTAATACTAAATTCATCATTGTAATCACTACGATATGAGAACATTTCAGCGACAAACCTTTCATCTCTTGGTGATGGTGGGCCCAGCGGTATTGTTTGATTATCAAGAGTATCTAATTCAGCATAGGTAGGTGAGGTTGTCCCAGAGCAGAATTCAGAAGGGTCTTTAGCAAATTCACCCGGGAAAATACCATTAGTTTCATCATCCACTTGGGATAATATACTAGTTTGTGTTATCCCACTCAAATAATATGAAGTGCTAGCTGAATTTAATGTTTGTAATCTAACTTTGGTTGGTAAAATCCCCCACACCACAGTTGATACTACTTCCATTTGTAATTCACCTACTCTACAATATTGGTCGGCGAACGAGGAATCTGTTACATAAGCTTCATCATCACCTGTACACTCTTCACAGTCAGGATAAATTGTTAATGGTAATATCTTTGTGAACTTATCTTGAGTACTATAAGCCATTGCCATGAATTTCTGTCCTAACTTACCGAATATTCTACCTGCTAACGGTATACGAATATTCCATAGACCTCTACCAATACTCCATAAGAATCTCCCTAATATCTCAGCGAATTTCAATATAATTATTGCAAAAATATATTGAAGGAATAATAATATTTGTGAAATTAATATCGAAAATTTTGTTCGGTTTTTAAACCCGAAATTTGTTGGTATATAACTCGTACTACTTGAACAATCATCATCCGTATTTGGACGAATTTGTTTTAACCCTAAAAACGCATCACGTCTTCCTGATTCATAATGCGTACCTTGGAATGATGATACTGTATAAACTTTTCCATAAATAAATTTATAGAAATAATCTTCAGGTATGTTATCATTATTAGTTCCAAGTATTAAATCTTTTTTATGGTCTTTAACAGTTTGGTTATAACCTGATGTATCTAATGTGATGTCTTCAGGTGAAATCACAGTTAAATAATCTTCAAAATTATCAGAGAAGACATATGATGAAAGCATTGCTTCTGAATACTCCCTTTTTTTGTTTTGACCGTTATTATCTACATTAAACTCCCTAATATTAGGGACTAAGTAATTTGCTACCGATTTTTTTGGATTATTAAAATCTAAACTAAACTTAAATCTAGCGACGGCTGTTGTTGGAATCCCTTTATTAGGGTCATTTGTTATTTCTTCTTCACCAAAAACATTTGTATACACATAATCTAAATTCATTGGTAGAACTGCCATAGCGACCCCATCCTCATCAATAACTTCACTAATATTAAATGTTTCTAATTCCGGGTATCGTGTAGTTCCATCAGAACCCAATACTGTATTTCCTGTTTGTCGAATACACTCGATTTTCCCTGTTGATGTTTGTAAATTACATTTGTATCCTGTATTTCTTCTTATTTTACCGTTTCTTTTAACAGCGTCACTATCGTCATCAGTTACCGCAGATGCTAAAATTAACGAAATTGGTTCAATTTTAATTCCTTTATCTAATAAATCAAAATCTGTTCGAGTAATCCCTATTTCACATAGTTCTTCATCACCCCATAACGGATAAACTTCAACACTTCTATCAAATGTAACAATTTGAGGTAATCCTGCGATATCGTTACTTGATTTAAACTTATAAAATCGTTCAAAATCATCGACCCCAGCACCTTTTTTAATGAAATCATATGGTCTTAATGAAAAACACCCAATATCAGATAAATCAATATCAATATGTAATGTTTGAATACCAATCGGTACACCCCAAATCATAAAATCTCCAGATGAATTAGTTTTAACCGTATATTTGTAATAATTCTCAAATACTTCTAAAACTTCTTCCCTTGTTAAAATATCTTGTTGGCCAGGAAATGTCCCTGTTGCCGCATGACCTCTATGTTGTTGTCTTTCAGGTAATAAATTATATTTATATCCTGCTTCACTAACATCATTTATTTCTTTATATGGATATAGTGCGGAAATTACTGGATCGTCAGTATCTTCGTCAGATTGTGGTATGAATATCGAAACCTTTGCGTTTGGTACTCCGAAACCGCTATTAGCTGATACACGACCAACAACGACACCGTATTCCGCGCAATTACTTGACGCGTAAATGTCTTTTTGTGAGAATTTTAATGAAAGAATTTCCATTATATCGAAATTCTGATTAATCTCAACATTTACTCTCTGGTCTCTCCCAATATTTGTGTTTATTCTATGTTTTTGTATCATATTATATAAATAGAAACATCTCTGTTTTCTATAAGATACATAGAAAACATTTTAGTATGTAGTGGAAGATAGATTTTTTGTGCGAATTTTTATATCAATATTAGGGAATCTGATTTGGAATATCTGATTCGACTTCATATAAATTGTACTATCCGATTGACGAATTTCTTTAGTGGTGTCATCTACATAGGATTGAGCAACTTCGGCAGAGGAATAGTTACCACCTGTTTTGTTGAAGACTCGTATATCCACAACGTTAACAACGCCACCAACATTACCAATTTCTCTGTTTAAATCACCCACTAATAATGGGTCACCCATCTTTCTTTTATTGATAGAGAAGAACTCGATAATCGAATCAACAGTATTCTTCACAATATCAGTTGAATTTTCGTTCTTATTCACGGCCAAATCAAGTTCTAATCCCATGTCAATTACTTCACCACTTTGGATATCTAAATAATCATTTAACATTCTATAATTTGCAAGATAATTGATTACATTATTCTTTAATGTGTTGGATACGGTATCGATTAAATTACCATATTCATCATATGACAATAGTTTAATACGAACTTTATTATCTTCCTCCATTACATTTACTTTAGCAGGAGCTCCATATGTTGACGGCATATTCTCGATGATAGATTTGTAGTCATTTAATGTTACAGCTCTGTTTTGTGCTGAAAAGTTATAAGCAATCATGTTTCTCATCTCATCAATAGTAGGGGCATCCGCACCACCAATTGCTGGGGTGATATTAGTTACTCTCATTGATTGACTCGTTTGATTGTTTATTGACGTATTTGGGCCATTTACTACGAAATCATAAGAATCCATGGTAGTAATAACATTAACACCGATATTAGTATCTTTTCCACCACCAATACGATACTTAACAAATAATGTAGTATTAGGTTTTGGGATTTCACCAAGAGATGTGTTATTTAGGTAAGTCGCAAGGTTCACTTGCATTGATCCTGTCATATAGTTATCTAAATTATCCATAGGATCCACATTACCTGAACCAAATGTTAATGAAAAATACCCTTCAGGTGTGTACTCACTATAAAATTTCTTACTTACTGGAACATAGTCACCTGCTTTAAAAATATCGCTATCCGACGCGCTTGTTGGGTTTTCAAGAAACACACTATCTTCAATTAATGATTTTACTTCATACCATTTATTATCGTCTGACATAAATTCGTCAGATGTTGGGTTCGCATTATATCCTGTTCCATTTTTGTGGATAACCGATGTAACACCTAACACATTTCTTTCTGGGAGATATAAATTTAAAAATGGTTTTTGGTCAGAAGTATTAATAACTTTTCTATAAATTCGAGTAATCCCGTTAATAACAGGTTCTCTTTTTGTTATAGTATATGATATTAATTTATTGTTCGAGTTAAAATTAGGGACTTTTAATCTATTTGATTCACCTCTACTATTAAATGGATTTGAGAAGTCAACATCTTCAACTATTTCGAATACTTGTCCTCCACCTGAAACTTGAGAGCCAGCTTTTAAGATACCTTCATATCTTTCATCTTCTTTATCACTATATACAGGAACATTAATACTAAAATCACATAACGCTACCGATGGTCTTGCTCCCGGGATTTTTAACCCATATGTTTTGGAAATATGGTATAATGATTTTCTTTCTTGCGCAAAGTCCAACATTGTTTCTTGCCATACTCTATCAATATGGAAATGTAAGTTATCAGACACAGCCGCGTTTAAATCTAATAACACCGAATATATCGACGCGTCATTAAAATTTGAGATTAGGTCTGGGTAATATTCTTTTGTTAACTTAACCAGTTCATCTCTTAAACCTGCAAAGTCTCTTACTCCGTATGATATTTGTTTTGCCATAATTTTATTTATTAACTATAATATGATTGATATACGCTATTCGTTAGTCCGAAATCAATCAGAACTAAAGTTTCATAACCTTCTCGTTTTACTAACCCCCATGAATTTGGTTTAGTTAAATCTCCTGGCGCCGAATCTGAATTCATCATAAAATCTAATATACTCATAACTTCCTCATTATTATCTAATTTATCTTTCAGTTCAGGGTCTTGACCGTATATAGTTCCTCTACCATTATTTTGTGAATGAAAATTACTTAAATACATACTAAGATCATCTAAATCAACACCCCATAATCTTTTGAAGTCACTCCCCTTAGCTCTCGTTGCTAATTCCATTTCAACCCACAAATGTTTTTCTTTATCGTGATCGAAAATATTGGCTAATAAATGGTCAAAATATGAATCGTATGCCCAATCTATTTCCGCCTCATTCTGTGCCGCACCTTTTTCATTTTTAGCAAGTTTTAATACTTTATCGTTATCTACTCTATATACAACTCTTGCCGAACCTCTACCTATTGGTTTACCTAAATGTTCTTGAGCATATTTTAATTTCTTCGCATAGCTCCATAAATTTTTAAATTCATCCAAACTAAACCCAACAGGATAATCCTCATCCAATTCAAGTTCGGTAAACCCTTCGAACACATCTCGAGCCTCTACTAAATTACATAATTTAATTCTCGCCATTATATGTTTATTATTACGAAGTCTGATGTTGAAAACGAACCGTTATTCACAGTATAATCCAACCGAACTTTAGCTGTAAATGGTTTTGCCGATGAATCTGAAACCTTGAATAGTCTCTCATCTTGTTCTTCTTGGGGTGATTGTGGTTCATCTGGATCATCTTCCGCACTTTTTATTGTTATTGAGTTAATATCTAAATTTGGTATATATTTTTTAATTCCCTCACGTATTTCATCTTCAATTTGGTTAAAGGTTGTTAAATCATTTTGTTCGAAAATATATTCATATAATCTAGTACCAAAATCAGGTAAAAAGTATCTACTACCTTTACGTGTTAATAATAAATGTATTAAGTCAGCCCTTACTTCCTTTTCAGGTGTAGGTGTCATTTCTACATAATCACCAACAGAACTATCTCTAAATGGAAAATCTATGCCGTATGTACTCATATTCATAAATATTAAGAAATAAAAAATTTGGATTTTATCTTTTTTAATATTATATTTGTAAAATGAAAAAAATTATAAAAATATTAATATTGATTATCGCCCTATTTTTAATATCGATATCAATATATAATTTAACATCGAATA